TGCTTTAGCAATAAACTTACTTTTAAAAAAATTAGGCGCTAGAAAGAAAATCTTTGATTTTCTTCCCAGCTCAATTTTTTTATCTTGCGAACAAAGTGAGTAAGATAAAACTAATTGGTATGAGGATTTAAATATGGTTTTATTTATAAAACTATATTAAAAGACCAGGCTCAATTTTTTTGAAAGGGAGTTTATTGCTTTAACAATAAACTTACTTTTAAAAAAATTAGGCGCTAGATAGAAAAATCATAGATTTTTCTATCCAGCTCAATTTTTTTGAAAGAGATAGTTACTAGTTGCTATTAAACTTGATATTTATTGTAGATAATTTGTTTCTTTAGATTATCATCAAATAATATGTTATTTATTTATTTTTATATGATGATATATATTTTTTTAATTATATTTTTATTTAAAATATTTTATTATAATATACTTAATGTAATAAAAATGTGGAAAAATATTTATGCAAGAGCCTTTGATGATGATTTAAAAATATCTCTCCAAATAATGAAAAAAAGATTTAAGATGTTAAATATAAAGATTGAATATGAAATTATAGAAGAAAAATTAGTAGGATTTTGTTTATTATATAATATAATAAAAAATATATGGCATATAGATTATATAGGAATAGATCCATTATATCAAAATAAAGGATATGGTAAACATTTTTTAAATAGAATAATCAAGAAATATAAATATATTACTCTTGAATGTGAACAAAAATTAATTAATTATTATAATAAATTTAATTTTAATATTATATTAAAAGATTATGATTATCATGGTAAAAAATTATTTTTAATGACTAATACTAATATTAATATTAGACTAATTAATGATATTATAATTAAATTGAATAATTATAATATCTATTTATTATACACTATTACTATTCTTCTATTAATGAATTTATTATCTTATATCTCTTTTAAATTATATAATGATGAAATTATATATAAAAATATTAATAGTTATTATTATGATCATGTAATTTTCTGACATATATTATTTAATTTAGTTAAAAATAATTTAGTTATTATAAAAAAATATAATTATCAATATTTATTATATTTATAATTATATAAATGAATAATTTAACTAATCATATTAAAAATATTTTAAATAATAATATTGACACATATAATATATTTAAAATATCTGTGACAAAACAAAATTTAATAAATGGTACATATAAAATAATTAATAATGAATATAATAATGAAGTAACATTTGATGATTTAATTCATGCATTATTGATAGATAATAATAATTATAAATATGAAAATGATAATTATATAAAAATAACATCTGAAAATAATACTGAAAATATTACTAAAACAATGTTATTAAAAGAAAATATAAATATATTAAATATTTTTAATTATATTATTAATACTATTGATTTTAATCAATATAGAATAGAACAAAATAATAATTCAAATGAAAATAATATAATTGATCTATATATTATACAATTATATTATAAAGATTTTATAAAAAATATATATGATATGACATATAATTTAAAGTATATTAATAAATATCATGATCTATTATGTAAATTATGTAATAATAATGATTATGATATTAATTTATTTATAAAAGAATATTATGAAAACTTTTTAGATGATATAAAACATATAGATGTTTATAATTATAATATTAATAATAATAATAATAAAATAGAAAATTTAAAAAAATATTATAATAAATATCATAATAAATATGAAAATTTTATTAATTCAATAAATAAATTTAAATAAATAATTTATTAATTATAATTATATATAAAAATGAATAACGAAAGATATAAATCTAATTTATATAATTTTTTACATTACAATATTTATTATCAAAAACTATTATCACAAATATTATCAAAATTAAATAATAATAGTGAATATAGTAATGTAATAGAAGAATTAAATAAAAAAATTAATAATAATGAAATAAATAAAGATAGTATTATTAATAATATATGTGGTCAATATAATATTAATAGTTCAATAATATATAAAAATATTAATATTTTAAATAATTCAACTGATGAATTTATGATTATGTTTTATACATTAAATGAATCTGATATATTTAAATATATTATTTATAATTATATCAATAAATATAATTATAATAATGAAATCAATAATAAAATTAATGAAATTAAAAATAAAATGTTAATGTTATATAAAATTGATGATATACCTGTTGAATTAGTTATGAATTGTGTTAATGATGATAAATGTCGTGAAAAATTTATTAGTAATCATTATGAAAGTGATTGTTTAAATAATCTTAAAATTGCTCTATCATTATTTAATTGTGAATCACATGAATCACAATTAAACCAAAGCATATTAAATAATTCTATATCATCCACAAATATCATATCCAAACCATTAAATTTATTACGAAATTCATTCGTACAAAACGATTTAAATCAAAATAATAACATATTAAAAAGAAATAATTCTACACCAATTAAATAAAATATTAATATATAATAGGATTATTCATATATTCAAATTTTAATTTATAATTATATTTTTGTAAAACATATTCATCATGTGAGATCATAATAATAGTTTTATTATTAATATTTTTAATTAAATCAATAATTTTATGTTTATAATTGATATCTAAACCGATAGTAGGTTCATCAAATATAATTATTTTAGATTCAATATTTAAAATAGTTCTAATAATATTAATAACTTGTCTTTGACCACCAGATAAATTATTACCATATATACCAACTTCTTTATTCATATAATCTAATGAATTATCATTAATATTATTCATAGTTTTAAAAATATCAAAAATATTATTTTGAATGATAAAATCATGTATTTGTTCTTTACTTAAATTATTACCATAACTTAAATTATAATAAATAGTATTATTAAATAATGTTGTTAAAGATTGTGGAAGATATGCAATATATTTAAAAATAGTATCATGATCTATATCTTTAATATTATAGTTACCTAAATAAATATTTCCCTTATTAGATTTATTAATACCTAATAATAATTTAATAAAAGTAGTTTTACCACTACCAGATTTACCATATAATAAAATTTGAGAAGGATATTTGATATTAAAAGAGAAATTATTAAGAATATATTTATCATTAATATAATAGAAAGAGACATTATCAAATTTAATAGTGAAATCATTAAATTTATAATTAAGTAATTTTTTATTAATATTATGATTAGGTTTAAAGATGGAATTAATAAAATCATCATTATTTTTAAGAACACCTATATAAGTAATTAATTCAGGAATGAAATAAGCTAATTCAGATAAATGTTCAAATAATGGAAACATAGATAATAATATTGTTATTATTTTTTTATTATCAATATCTTTGTCACCGAAGGTGCCTGCGGCATTCTTTAGTATATATAAGATTAAACCTAATACAATACCATTAAATATATTAGGTATTATTTTTATATATGATCCTTCTTTTGATGTTTCTAATGATTTTTTTAATAATTTATTTGTTAATTTATCACATTCTTTAATTTCTTTATCTATACCATGAGATATAGATGAAATAATTTGTATATTTTTAATTTTATCATCTAATTTTAAATAAATATCATCAATAGTTTTATTTTCATCATGAACAATATTGATATTATTAGAACTTTTAGAATACATAAATAATAAAAATAAAATAAAAACAATAGTTAAATATAAACCAATTTTATGATTTAATTTATATAAATTAAATATAATAAAAGAAATAATTAAAAATCTTGGTATCATAATAGATATCATTTTTTCAAAAAATAATTCTATATTACGTTGAATTGTTTTTATTTTATTAAATAAATCTGATGAATTAATATTCATATAATCATATTTATATTTATTAAATACTTTTTGTAATATCATATTAGATATATGTTTATTTAATAATGGTTCTAATTTACAAACAATATATTCATATACTGAATATATTATTTGAGATATTGACCATAATATTATTAATTTAATTATATTGTTATTTAATTCTTTATTATCATTTGAACTTGATATATCAACTAATATTAATGGTATATATATTGAATTTATTATATATACTGATAATGATGTTATTAATATCATAAATATTAATCCAAAATTAGTATAAATAAATTGTTTTATTATATCATTTAATATATATTTATTCATCTTTTAATATTATTATATTATAATTTAATTATCTAATTGAATTATAATATTTTATTAAATTTATTTATTTATTTATTTAATGTTTTGATACTTTTTTTGATGCTTTTTTTGATTTTCTTCTTTTACCACCTTCCATTGCTTTCATTGAAACTCTTTTAGAAGATTTTTTACCGGAGGTACCTTTGGTAGATGATTTTTTTGATTTTCTTCTTTTACCACCTTCTAATTCAGCTTTAGATACTTTTCTGGAAGATTTTTTAGATTTTCTTTTTTTACCACCTTCTATTGATGCTACTTTACTTTTAGAACCAGATCTAGAAACTTTTTTAGATGTTTTTTTAGATTTTCTTCTTTTACCACCTTCTATTGATGCTACTTCACTTTTAGAACCAGATCTAGAAACTTTTTTAGATGTTTTTTTAGATTTTCTTCTTTTACCACCTTCTAATTCAGCTTTAGATACTTTTCTGGAAGATTTTTTAGATTTTCTTCTTTTACCACCTTCTAATTCTTCTGGTTTAGAAGCTCTTTTAGATACTTTTCTGGATGCTTTTTTTGATTTTCTTCTTTTACCACCTTCTAATTCAGCTTTAGATACTTTTCTGGAAGATTTTTTAGATTTTCTTCTTTTACCACCTTCTAATTCAGCTTTAGATACTTTTCTGGAAGATTTTTTAGATTTTCTTCTTTTGCCACCTTCTAATTCAGCTTTAGATACTTTTCTAGAAGATTTTTTAGATTTTCTTTTTTTACCACCTTCCATTACTTCTTTTTTAGAACCAGTTCTAGATACTTTTTTGGAAGATTTTTTAGATTTTCTTTTTTTACCACCTTCTAATTCAACTTTAGATACTTTTCTGGAAGATTTTTTAGATTTTCTTCTTTTACCACCTTCTAATTCTGCAGTTACAATTTTTTCTTCAGGATTACCGGACATTTTTTTTATTAATATATATTAATAAATTAGAAAAAATAAAATTATAACTAAATAATTATTTTTTTAATTCCAATTTTTATTTTTATAATTTTATTTTAAAAATTTAAACGTATTAAACAGTTTATACTTAATCATTTTTTATATAAATATATTGTTATAATCTATAAAATTTGATTATAATTATGAAAATCATTATCATTAGTTAAAATAATATTAACAAATCCATTATCATCTTTACTTAGATTTAATTCACCATATCCTCCATATATATATATATCATTAAAATAATTACTACCAATAGATGGGATATTAATAATATTAACATCACCAGATGAATAACCAGCAGAAGAAATAGAATAAAATAATTGATTAGATAAAAATTTATTAGCAGAACCACCACCAAATCCACCATCAACAGAACCATTAATAGAAGTAATAGAATCAGTAATACCTTGACCACCATATCCACCATTTAAAAAAGATTTACCAATTAATATATTAGTATTATCATTAAAAGATCCATTAGAATTAAAAGTAGCAGAAGTAGGTATATAATCATTAGTATATATAGAAGTTAAACTAGTTTTAATATTACCATTATTATCAGAACCATATATAGATTTAAATGTATTAATACCATTAGAAGAGAAAACAATATTATTATTAATATATTGTTGTATAGCAGAACCACCTCCACTGGAACAAAATAATAAATTATTATTCATATCAACAACAAAAGTAGCACCAGAACCACCAGAACAACTAGCTGTATAATTAGTACCATTAATAGTATAATTATAATAACTATTATTACCTTTTTGTCCAATTAAAATCTTTAATTTAGCTCCTCTATTAATATACATTTTACCTTGTATATATCTACTTTTACCACCAATAAAATTAGGATAAACATTAGAACCATTAGGTCCACAAATATTAAAATCATAAATACCAGTTCTAGGACATGTCCAATATTGTATTCCATTTAAATTATTATAATAATTTGAATTTAATAACCAATTATTATTATCAATATCATAAAAATCTAAACATTCATCTAATGTAGGTCCAAATCTACCAATTTTATTACAAGATGAAAATGTAAATTTAAAAAAATTATATAAATCAGATATAATAGAAGGAATAACTAAATTATTAATTTCAGTTAATGACCTAAATTGTCCATCATCACATAAATATTTATCATTAGTAGAAGAGAAAATAAATTTATTAATATTAATAGAATTAATATAGATATTAGAATTGAGATTATTAATAGAATTAATAACTTGTTGTTTATTAATAGCATCAGTTAAATTAATACCATCATTAAGATTACTAATTCTTTGATTAGATAAATTAATATCATTATTAACAATTAAATCATTAATTTTAGCAAAAGGTTGAATTTGTTTAAATTGACCATCATCATGAAGAAATAAATTAGAATCATTAGGAAAAAATAATTTATTTAATGATAAAGAATTATTATTAATGATATCATTATTAATATATCTAAATTGACCATCACCATATAAAATTTTTTTATTATCTAAATTAGGAAAATTAGTTAATTTACTAAAAGGTATATTAGCTTGTATTAATGTTAATAAATTATTATATGTATTTTGATAATTTATATATATATTATCTACATATGATTTATATAATATATCTCTATCATAATTTATATTTAATCTCAAATAATATTCATTATTTGAATTTGGTGCTTTAAATATATAAGATGAATTTTTATATTTAATATAACCATTATTAGATAATATAAAACCACATCCATCTTGTAAATTATTAATATCAGTAATAGGTCCAATAATTAATTGTTTATTAGTAATATTAGATTGAGTATTATTAAATGTAATAATAGAACCATTAATATTAATATTATCAGTTATACCACCGATATTAATAGTATTATTAGTATTATTATTACCAATATTTATTACTAATGAATTTTTACCTATATTTAATATACCATTATTTGTATCTATACCTGATCCATTTTTAAATATAAAATTACCATTAATAACATTATCAACATCTTTATATATAATAATATCATCAATAGTAGTAATTAATGTGTTAATATTAGTAATATCATTATTATAATTAATATCTCTAGTAATTAAATCATTATATATATTATTTAAATTAATTAACAATATATTAATAATATTATTAATACTAACTAATTTATTCTCTAAATTTGTCATATTAACTTTACTTATATTTTCTATTCTATTATGTATATTATCATCATATAAACTTAATTTATCTAGTAAATCATCCATTTTATGATTAGTTTGAGAAGTTAAAATAGTAGTATTATTTAAAATAGAAGTAATTTTATTATTAATAGTAGTAATTCTAGTATTAATATCATTATAGATATCAGTTAAATTATTAAAATCAGTATTATATAATAAATCAATTTGTTCATTAATATTAGCAAATTCACCAGATATATCAGTTATATAATTAGTTATTTTAGTAGTTAATAATAAATAATTAGAATTTTCTAATGTTATCATATTATTTGATCTTTCTAATAAAGTATTAATTTTTGTTGTTAACTCATTTAATAATGGTATGAATGTTGTTATTATAAATTCATTTTGATCATTTATAATATTTGTAAAATTAGTATTATTATTAGTTATATCTTCATCTATTAAAGTTAATTTATCATTAATTAAATTGACATTATTAATTAAAACTAGATCAATATTATCAATTTTATTATTAAAAGAAGTATTATAATTAGTTATTTTAGTAGTTAAATCAGTAATATTAGATATATTAGTATTATGTATTGATATTAAATTTTGATTTAAATTATTATAATTTGATATTATATTATTATCTAATGTTGTATATTTATTTGTAAAATCAGTTATTTTATCATTCAATAAATTTATTGAATTATCAATATTTTGATTATAATTATCATATAATGTATTAATATCTGTTATTACATTATTATCATTATTATCAATATCTATTTTAACTTCATCTAATTTAATATTAATTTGTTCATTCATATCATAAAAATGATTATCATAATAGGATTTAATAATAATATCATGATCATCATTAATATCATAATGAGATTTAAATTTCCATAAAGTATTTATAGCTGGTGATTTAAATTCAAAATATTGATTATTGATATATAATATATAACTTTTTTTATTATCATTATTATCACAAATTAATAAACCATAATCTTCATTAGTATCTGTATGTTTTAAAATTATATTATTATTATTAATTTGAAGATTATTAAGAGTAATATAATTAATTTGACCTTTAATATTAATGATATCATTAGAGGAACCAATATTAATATTAATAGGAGGTTTATCAATAATAGAAGTTTTACCAATATCAATAATATCAATATTATCAGAACAACCAATATTAATAGTTTGATTAGTAGTAAAAGAGTTATTACCAAAGGTGCCTACGGTATAATAACAACCAATATTTAAAGTATTAACAGAATTAATACCTGTATTATTATCAAATAAGAATTCATTATTATAATTATCATTATCTTTTAAAACACAATTATTTAAATCATCATCATAAAATAGATATTTAGTGGATTCATAAGAATTTATATTATTATTTTTATCATCTAATTCTAATTTTTTAATATCAACAAAAGATTTAAAATCATTAATAAGAATATATATTAAATCAATAGTATTAATTTGAATACTATTAATTTCATTACGTATCAAAGTTAAATCATTAATTAAATCAATAATTTTATATTGAGAAATAGTATTAACATGTATATCATGTAATAATTCATTACCAAATGGAACATCATATGAAACTTCATTAAAAAATTCACTCATTTTAATATAAATATATTATAAAATTATTTAATATAAAGTATATTTAAACATATATTTTTATTTATAATGAGTAATTTAGAATTATATAATTTATTTAATCTTCAACAAAATGCTACTAAAGAAGAAATTAATAAAGCTTATAAAAAAATGGCTTTAAAATGGCATCCTGATAGAAATTTAGATAATAAAACTGAAGCAGAAGAACAATTTAAAAAAATAACAAGTGCTTATGAAATATTATCAAATGATGAAGAAAGAAGATTTTATGATAAATATGGAAAAACAAGAAAACAATATAAAGAAGAAAATAAACAGAATCCAAATATGGATGATATTTTTGCAAATATGTTTGGTGGTATGAGTGGTTTTCCAGGTTTTGGAGGTATTCCAGGAATGTCACAAATGAATCGTAATTTTATTAATGTTCAACCAGATATAATTAAACAAATACCAATTGAATTAGTAGATATTTATAATGGTAAAAAATTAGATATTATATATGATAGATTAGTAATTAATTTAAAAACTAATAATAAAAAACAAGAAAAATCATCATATAAATTAGATTTACAAAAAGGTTTTGATCCAAGACAAAGATTTGTAATACCAAATTTAGGTAATAATATAACAATGATGAATGGTAATGAAATTAATGGTAATTTGATTATTGAATTACAGATTATTAAACCTAAACATTATAATATTAAAGGTAATACATTAGATTTATATAGTATACAAAAAATATCATTAGTACAATCATTATGTGGATTAGAAATGAATATAAAATTACCAAATGAAAAAAAAATAAAAATTTATTATGAGGAAATAATTCAACCAAATAAATTTTATAAAATTAAAAAAGCAGGTATTCCATATATTGATAATTTAACTAATCAATTAGATTATCATGATTTATATATTAGTTTTGAAATACAATATCCTAATTCATTAGATATTAAATCTAAAAAAGCTATTTGTGAAGCTTTTAATTATGTTTTTAATCCTAATATTAATGATTCTTTTTTATTAGAATCTGCTAATGATAATACATCTGATGAACAAGAAGAAATACATCCAGATATTCAAGGTGTACAATGTGCTCAACAATGATTAAATAAAAATTTATGTTAAATAAATTTTATTATTAGATTTAATAATAATATATAATATATTATTATTAAGATGAATAATTTAATAGAAGATATTAAATATAATGTACCATTTGAAAATAGTCTTATAAATGATCCACAAGTAAATCAAATATCTCAATTTAAAATAGTAGGATTATTAGATAAAAAACAAGAAATATTTGATAAATTAAATGATATTTCTGGTAAATGTGATGAATTTATTAATATTATTAATATTGATTATCAAAATATATTTTCACAATTTATACAATTAGAAGATAATATTGATTTATTGAATACTACTGTTATTAATGATTATAATAATATTAATACTAATATTTTAACTAAATTAAGAAAATCTAATGATTATATGAGAGGTTTTTTAACTTTTGATAATAATAAAGGTATTAAATCTAATAATTCTTTTTTTAATATTGGTAATTCTAATACTAATCATATATCTATTGGTGATTTTAATTTCTCTGATCCTAATTCAAATTATTCTATTAATATACATAATGATAATAATTTAAATAATCAAACTATTATTAATATTGGTAATGATAATGATGAAATTTTTATTCATTCTAATAATAATAATATATCTACAGATGATATTTATTTTAATAATAATATCATTCTTAATAAAAATAATATATTAGATAATAATACATTAGGTGTTGGTTTACGTATTAATTATAATGATAATACATTTGGACAAATTGTTATTGGATCTAATTTAGATAATTTTATATTTAAATTACCAAATAATACATCATTTAGATTAATTACTCAACCTATTGATTCTTATGATATTATTACTAATAAATATTTTTTAGATAGAATTATTAATTTTAAAACTGATATGATTAATAATTTACATGATTTTAGATCTAATATATTTAATAGAAATAATCAAATTAGACAAAATATTGTTTTAAATACTGATTTTATGAATTTAACATTTACAAATATTACTAATAATATTAATAATTTTAATGATCAATATAATCTTAATTATACATTTTTATCAAATGCTTTATTATATGATTATAATAATTTAAATACAAATATAAATAATTTTAATAATAATTCAATAACAACATATAATAATATTAATAATTTAATTATATCATATAATAATGAATTAAATGATAATAATTTAACTTTATTAACTTTAATAGATGTTAATAAAATAAATAAAAATTTGGAAATAACTAATTTTAATACATTACGATATAATGATTGGTCATCTTTAAATAATTCTTTAACTACTTTTATTACTAATTTATCTAATGAATATCAATATAATTCTAATAATATTACTAATCTATATGATCAATATAAATCTACTATTGACAATATTTTTTTTAATAAAACTACTTATTATCATAATAAAAATATATTATTTGATAATATTAAAGATGATTTAGAACCTTATTATTTAGATATATATAATAAAATAGAGAATACATGTTGGAATAAAGAAAATTTTGTATATGATTTTGAATATTTAGCATTTAAAACGTCATATATATTAGAATTAAATAATTTAAATCAAAATATAGATAATTATAATATATCAAAAAATAATACATTTGATGAAATAAATACAAATGTTATAACAACAATTAATCAAAAAGAATCTATATTAGATACTTTTTATAATAATAGTAATAATGATTTAGATGATATAGATAATACTATTAATAATTTTAATAATACTCTTGATACTAATAATAATATATATATAACAAATATTAATAATGATATAACATCGTATAATAATCAATTAAATACAATAATATCAAATCATAATACATTTAAAACAAATACATTAGATAGTATAAATACAATAAATAGTTTATTAATAGATAAAACAAAAACAAATACTAATATAGATAATATAATATTTGGATCGACATATGGAATAGATACAGATAATGGTATATTAAATATTGGTAATAATAGTTCAATTATTAATATAGGATCAACTAATAATAATTCTATTATTAATATAGGTAATGATAATTCTATAATTAAATTTAATGGTACTGTTAATACTATTAATATGAATAATATCAATTTCACTAAACCTTTAATTAATATTGGTTATGATTCTTTTAATAATAATGATGGTTATGGTTTTAATATTAGAGATAATAATACTAATGATAAAGGTTTTATTAAAACAAATTCTTCTAATGATGGTTTCTTATTTAAAGCACCACAATCTAATAATACATATTTTTTAGATGATAATTTTAATAATGATAATTCTATTGTTATTAAATCTATTTCTGATTCTTATAATAATGATTTAGATATCAAATATCAAAATATATTAAATACATATAATCAATCTATTGATTTTAATAAAATAAATAATTATACTTCTAATTCATCTAATATATTATTAGGAGATGGTACATTTGGAAAAATAACTAATAATTTTATTAATGATAATACATTAAATGTGAATAAATTAAATATAATAGGTAATGGTGATAAAGTATTATTTGATGATGGTACATTTAAACCTATTTTATTTACTAATATTATGAATAATTTATCTATTAATAATACTTTAAATGTTCAAAATTATAAAATTATTAATGTTAATGATCCTATTAATAATACTGATTTAATGAATCTTAAAAGTTTTTATAATATTTTAGATAATATTGATTCTTATTTAACTACTAATTCTATTAATTTAAATAAATTATATTTTGATGGTTTAGGTAATAAAATTTTATTTGATGATGGATCATTTAGATCTTTAAATATTACTAGTGATACATCTAATTTAATAAATATATCAGGAAATATATATAAATATGTAGGATCAAATGTGAATCATATAAATGATATACCAATTGATATTTTTTATAATGTTCCTGATAAATTTTTTTTAATATATAATTTAAAAACAATTAATGGTGTTATTAAAATTAAAGCTTCTTGTTTAAAATCTTATATTGATAATACTATTTCACAAAGTATTTTTAGTATTAATTTTTGGATTGATAACACTCCTTCTAATTTTAATGTTAATAATAATTTAGGACCAAATGATACTATTTTTCTTAATTATGATAATAATACTATTATAGGTTTATCTCAAATTACTGATTATACACAAACTTCTAATTATATTTCTATTAATATTAATAATGATATTATTTCATCATCTAATTTATTATCATTATCATTAAAAACAGGTTATCAAACAAAATATGATCCAGAACAATTTATAATTATACCATTAATTGGTACTGGATTTAATATATTTTTATCAAAGAATTATTATTATATAGCAAATAATAGTATAAATTATGATATTAAACCATTACCATTTGATATAATAACATATTTATCATCTAATAATAAATTATCATCATATATAATAATAATAACAGATAGTATAAATAGTATATTTATATTAAATAAAAATATAATGAGTTATGGTTATTATATTGGATTTGATTTAACTACATTTGATATATTATTTTATAGATATTATCCATTTTATTCATATGATTTTTCTATTATTTATGATTCTACTAATAATACTTCTTTAAATGGTAATATTTTATTTAGTATTGATGGTGCTATATCTTATTGTAAATCAATTAATGGTAAAACATATTTTAATTATGGATCTAATAAACCTTATTTTAAAACATCTAAAACAACTTATTCACAATTATTAAGTAATTATCAAACTAAATGTTCATTAGATATAATATCAGTAATAGATAATTCATTAAATAATATATATTTAATGGATTATAAACATAATGATAATGGTATTTGGAATACTTCTATCAATAATAATATCACTTTATTAAAAACTTCTATTTATAATATTAATGTTAATTTAACTAATGATAGTATTATTAATACTAACTCATTATATTCATTTACTACTTTTACATTCACTAATGCTAATAATACTGGAAGATATGGTCCCATATTATCTCAAATACAATCTGCTTATTCTTCTACTTCTTGGACTCAAAATATTTCTTATTTGAATATGACAACTCAAGGTTATCAAAAATGGACTGTTCCTAGAACTGGTAATTATAGGATTAGAGTTGCAGGTGCAGGTGCTGCTGATTCTAATAACTTTGGATCAAGAGGAATTATAATTGAAGATACATTTAATTTAACTCAAAATCAAATTATAATAATATTAATAGGTCAAATGAGTCAAAGAGCTTTTAATAATAGTGCATATGCTTGTGGTGGTGGTGGTGGTTCTTTTGTTGTTGATAATTCTAATTATCCTATTATTATTGCTGGTGGTGGTGGTGGTTATCATACTATTTTAGCATCAATAAATACAAATACAGATGCTGTCTCTACAAGATATACACTAAATTATAATAATACATATGGTAATAATGGTAATGGTGGTGCTGCTTCAACATCAGATTGGGGTGCTGGTGGTGGTGGTTTATTAACTGATGGTCAAGATGGAACTCTTGCTAATTCACGTGGTAGATCATTCTTAAATGGTGGTATTGGTGGTTATGCTGTTGAATATACACCACCTGCATATGGTGGATTTGGAGGAGGTGGTGGTACTCATGGAAATAATGGTGGTGGTGGCGGTGGTGGTGGTTATTCTGGTGGTTCTTGTTTTGGTTCAATAGGTTTTGGTGGTGCTTCTTATTCAGCTAATACAACTACTCCATCTGTTATCGGTTATAATACTTCTCATGGTTATGTTACTATCACTTTATTATAATGATGTATTTATAACTAATATTTATTATTATTTCATAAATATTAGTTATATTATTATTTATTTTATAGTTATATTATAAAATTATTTAGTTTATTCAATTATTTTTTATTATATTATTATATTATTATATATATAATAAAAATGAGTGAAAATAATCAACCAGTTTCTACATCACAAAAACATTCAGCGTTAAGTAATATAAAAGAATATTTAAAAAATCAACAAAATATTAAAAAAAATACATATTATAACTTAGGTAATTTATCAATTAATGAAGTATATATTAATTTATTAAAAAAATATGCAAATGACTATAATATTGAATTAATTGGTTATAATCTTATTCAATATAATGATAATAATATTGATAATTATAGTAAAATAAATAATATAATTAATTTAAATATATCTTCATTACCAAAAGAATTAAGAAAATATAAAATTGAAGACGATACATTTAATTATAATTATAATGATTATGATACATTAAAAACATGTCCAAGTATTAGTATATCATTATTATTCAAATATCATGTTTGCAAACAACTCATAAAAAACAAAATATTAAATTATAATGATGTAGATATATGTAACAAATTTATTAATTATGTTGATAATATTATTAATAATTCACCATTTAATTTATCAATTGAATATTTTGAAAATTTAAAATCAAAAAAAATTTTATATCATGATGATATAATATCTACACATATTAAACAAATAATAAATTTAGCGAATAATAAATCATCTTATAGCAATAACAATTATTTTATATCATAATTCTTTCTAGCGCCTATTTTTTTAAAAGTAAGTTTATTGCTAAAGCAATAAACTCCCTTTCAAAAAAATTGAAAAATAAACTATTTAAAGACTAAACAATTAATATAATAATTATATTACACTGTAATTATTATATTATATTAAAATGGATAAATTTAATCAAGAATTTAATCTCAATACAATAGTTTCTAAAGATTAAGAATCTAATAAATAAGATAATAATAATTTTATCATATAATAATTTGATGATAAATAATAAAAATCTATATCATAAACATCTTAAGTGAAAAAAAGTATTAAAAAAGTTAGGAATAATAATCAAGATAAATAAGATTAAGATAAATAAAATTAAGATAAATAAGATTAAGATAAATAAAATTAAGATAAATAAGATTAAGATAAATAAGATTAAAATAAATAAAATAGAGATAGATCAAATACACCAAATTATAATTAAAATAGAGATAGATCAAATACACCAAATTATAATTAAAATAGAGAAAGATCAAATACACCAAATTATAATTAAAATAGAGATAGATCAAATACACCAAATTATAATTAAAATAGAGATAATTATAATTAAAATAGAGATAGATCAAATACACCAAATTATAATTAAAATAGATCAAATTATAATTAAAATAGATCAAATTATAATTAAAATAGATCAAATTATAATTAAAATAGAGATAATTAAGATAGAGATAGATCAAATACACCAAATTATAATTAAAATAGATTGAATTATAATAATTATAATTAAAATAGAGATAGATCGATAACACCAACATATAATAATGATTAAAATAAATAGATACCAATAGAGTAATTAATGAATTAATAAATAGATATAAAATATGAAGATGCATAAAAATTTGATATAAAATAATTAAAATAAGATATGACAATAAATTAATTATAATAAGTGATGTATTAGATAAATTAATATATTGATAAATAAAAATACGAAGAACTTTAATTAAGTACAAAAATAAGATTATTAGATGATATTAAACATAAATTAAATTAATTAAAAATCTCAAAAAGAGAATAAAAAAATTAAAATGATGAGATTTAGAGAGAAATAATAGATGATATAGATGTAATAAATAAATTTATAAATAAAATAATGGAATAATAAATGAGATATTATACAGAAGAAGATATAAATATGATAGAGTATAATACAGATAATTTAAAATTGTATACATTTGATAAATATAATAAAATAAAATTATTAATGAATTTATCAAAGAATTAGATAAGATATATTAGAAATAGAATATCATAAATATAGAAAGATTGAATATGATATATATATATTTGATTATTATAATTAAATAATTTTTTTATAAGAATATAGAAATAATGTTTATATATTATAGTTATATCAATTGATTAAATAAGAAATTTTAATAATGATGATAATATTATTAAAATTTTGATATATAATAAATGTAAAGATTATTAAAGAAATAAAAAAATAAGAATTTATGATTAAATAATAAATATATATATGAGTAGAAAAAATAATTTTATATACTAATATTATTATTATTATTATAAAATTAATTATGTTACAAACATCTTTGGTAAAAATATATCTATATTATACAAATGATAATATAATAAAAGAGTTTAAAGGTGATAATATATTATTAGATTTATATTATAAATTAGCAATAATACCAAATGAAAAATCATTAAAAGATTATATAAAATCTAATAAAATTAAATCTATTAAAGATATAAAACAATATATAAATGATTTAATTAAATTAATATCAATAAATGATTCATATATACCATTATATGATGCTCAAACTAAAAATATATATTTAATAAATAGAGATAATGTATATTATCGTGTAATAAATGATAATTATAGATTACCGGATGAAAAAATAATAAAATATTTAAATAAAATATATGAAGAAATAAAGTCAATAAAAGATAAAAATATATTTTTAATAGAATATTTAAATAAATTAGAAAAAAATATAAATTTCTTAAAAAATTATGATTTAGATATTTTAAAGAATACATATAATAAGATATTATATGAAACGAATCCATTATATAATGAATTAACAACATGTTTAAAATCATATTATTTACCATATCAGAAGATTAATCCATTTTATACAAAATTAGAATTATCTAAATTATCAAAAATATATAATATAGAAAATAAAGATAATATATGTGAGGAAATAAAAAAATATGAAATAGATGCTCAGACATTATTATATCATCAAATATATTTAAATACGAATAAAGCGAAATCATATGTACAATATTATTCATTATTAGGATCATTTTTATTTAATAATTATTTAAGAGATAAAGATAGTATAAAAGATGATATATTAGAGACACATATAATAAATTTTTATAAAATAATGAATAAATCACCAAGTTTTAATAAATCAATAAATATATTTAGATATATAGATAATGATAATTATTTATCAAAATTAAAAAAAGGAGATATATATAATGAATATAGTTATATAAGTACAACAAGAGATCCATTTTATGCTATAAATAAAAATTTATTTGGTTTTATTTTATTAAAGATCAAAATACCAATAAATAAAGAAGGAATAGGATTATGTTTAGAATCGTATTCATTATTTAATGAAGAATTAGAGATATTATTATCACCAGGAAAATTAAAATTATTAAATATAATAACAGATGATAATACAATAGATAAAAATATAATAAAAATATATGAATTTGAATATTTAGAACCATTAGATATTATCACTTATTTATCTAATTATAATAATAAAGATAATGATATAATACCATATTTTGATTTTTATAATCTAGATAAATCTATATTATTTGAGATTAGATATAGTGATAGAATTATGGAATTTCTTAAATTAACTAAAAAATTGAATCATAAAAGATTATTTAGAACAAAAATAGGTAATAAAGAATATATATTAGAAGCTAATTTAGTTTTAGAAAATTCAGTATATCATAAATTTTTTTATTTACAGAAAAAAGATGGAATATATTCAATGAAAGGTAATGAAATATATTTTAGTTTAATAAATCCAATAAATGCTGAAATTGAATTAATTATAGAAATTAGAAATATGATGAGTATAAATTATTTACATAGATTTACTGGAGTTGAATGTAGTATACCAGATTATATATTATTAGATTTTATATCACATTTAAGTTATCATTTTAAAATAGAAGATATAATAATACATTCAAAATATATATCATATTTTGATATTATTATTAATCAATTAAAACAAATGGATGAGGATAATAAATTATTAAATGAATATTTAGAAGTAGGAAATATGTCAACACCAGATTCAAATTGGTTAAATTTATATTCAGGTGATAATACTTATTATTCAATAGATTTTATAGATTATTTATATAATAAAAAGAAACGATTTAATAATAAAAATATCATAAATATTGTTAAATCATATCAAATTGATAATATATTTAATTTAGATCCATTTAAGATTATTAATAATATAATTACAGATCCAATATATAAATTACAATCAAAATATAAATATAAAAGATTAAAAGAATTATATGAATTATTACATACAAAATATCCATATTATATTAAAGATATTCATTATAATATTAATCAATATTTGAAAAAAAATAATATTAAATTAGATTATCCTCTTACTAAACCAATTTATAATTATAAACCATTAAATTATCTTTATCAAATAAAAAAAATATCAAATATTCCAAATTTTAATTATATTTATGATGATTATTTATTCAAATATGTTGAACAAAATAGAAAAATTATTAGAAATAGATTTAGAAATGAATCATAATTTTATTATTTCATTAAATTATTTCTAATATTATTAGACATCATATTTATATTATTATTTAATTTATTTGACATTTCATTTATATTATTATTTAATTTATTTGATATTTCATTTATATTATTATTTAATTTATTTCTTATATTATTATTATTATATTTATTTCTTATATTATTTATATTTCTCATCATATTTTCTGTTGTATTATTTGTTTCTGATAATATATTATTTTTAACTTTATTTAAATTATTTCTTACTTCACTTAAAACTCTATTTTCTGTATTATTTATACTTGAATTTTCTGTTGTTAAATTACTCATTTTTGGTGATAATTTTCTATTTCTTATTCTATTCATAATTGTTGGTATTTTTTGTGATAATTTTTTAATATCTTTAGATGTCTCACTATCTAATAATGTAGAATTAGAATTAGATGATATATATTTAATAAAATCATTAATATATGTTTTAATAGGTGTATAATTAGCGATTAATACAAATATTAATACAAATATCAATAATATCATTAATCTTGAATATATTGATGATAATTCTATATATCTTTCTTTTGTTCTCTCTGCTGTTATAAATACTCTTTTTGTTTTTAAATATGATGATAATAAATAAAATGGTTTATATATATGTCTTATATCACCATATGTAACTCTATCTACTTCATTTCTTATTTTTTCATCCAAATCTAAATCAGTATATTCTAATATATTATCAAATAATATTACATGAGAATTATCATTTAAATTAACTAATTGTTGTAAATCATCTAAATCATCTAATATTAATAATTTTTTATTATTATCTTGTGCTAATTTAGTAACTTTATTAATTTTATATGATCTATATAAGTAATTAACTAATAAACCAATTACTTCATATATTAATAATAAGATTAAACCTCTAGATAATTGTATCATATATTTTTGATATTCACTAGTCATTTTATAATATTATATATATATTATAATATTATAAAAAAAATTGCAAGATTTAAATATTTGTTATATTTATATTTAAATATAAATTTAAAGATAATTATATTATTATAATACTATTATAACATTATGAATAAAAATAAAATTATATCAATTGAATTAACTTATAATGAAAAAATTATTAAAGTTATACAAAATATTATTAAAATGATTTTTGAAAGAAAACAATTATATTCTTCTGTTAATTTTGATGATATTTTTGATCTCGCTATTAAAAATCATGATATTAATAATAATATTATTAAATTTTCACTTGATAATATTAATTTTGTTATTAAGATTATTAATAGAACTATTACTGGTAAAAAAATTGAAGATATTGAACAATTTATTGATATTTATAAAAATGATTATAAATTCTTAATTGTTCAAAGTATTAATTTAAAAAATGTTGATCTCTTAAATAAAATTTCTAATTTAGAAATCTTTACTATTGATGAATTATTAGTTAATATTATTGAACATCATTTAGTTCCTAAACATAAATTATTAACTGATGATGAAAAAGATAAATTATTACAAGAATATGATGTTAAATCTAAAAATTTAGCACGTATTTATGTTACCGATCCTATTGCAAGATATTATAATGCTAAAATTGGTGATATTATGGAAATTGAACGTTATACTCCTAATTCTGGTAAATCTATCATTTATAGAACTGTCGTTAATGGTCAAGTTGTAAAATAATGATATTTTATTATATGATTTCATTTAATAATGAGCTATGTGAGCTAAACTTGTTTAGTGATGCAAGTTATCATATAATTTCATTCTTTTATTTATTATATAAATTTATTCTTTCATTTATTATATGATTTCATTTAATAATGAGCTATGTGAGCTAAACTTGTTTAGCGATGCGAGTTATCATATAATTTCATTCTTTTATTTATTATATAAATTTATTTATTTATTATATAAATTTATTTATTTATTTATTATATTATATTATTCTTATTTATCATATGAATACATTCTTTTATTTATTATATGATTTTATTCTTATTTATTTTATTTGATTAAAATCATAGTTATAACTCATATCGCTAAACAAGTTTAGCTCATATAGCTCGTTATATAATTTTTTTAATAAAAATATTGAAAAATCATTTATTAAGATATATATGAATATTAAAGTATATTAATCATATATATATTACATTATGTCTTGTTTAATTATTGTTGAATCTCCTGGTAAAATTAAAAAAATTTCATCTTTTCTTGATGATAATTATATTGTCATGGCATCAGTTGGACATATTAGAGATTTATCACATGAATCTCATAATGGATTAGGATTATG